TCATTTTATTCTCTCCTTATATATTTCATTGAAATGCTCATCGACGAATTTATTCATCTTTCTTGCGTTAAATCTCCAGCGATTAAAATTCTCATCAGGGTAATGCACAATTCCTTGCGCTCTTAGTTCTTTTTCAAATCTAGGATGAAATAGTAATCTGTCCTTGATAGTCTCATCAGATGCAATTTTTAATTTCTTCTTTAAGTCACTCATGTTCCATACAGGGTCTAATGAATAACCAATTAGCTCATCATATTCATCTTTTGTGATAAGTACATGTGTTTCAGGTATTGGAACTGTTACGTTTAAAATATGTGGCATTTCTATCTTTCCTTTCGTGTATAATGTTGTTATCTCCTAGTGAAAGGAGGTGATAAGTATGGACATAATCGCGATTTGTATCGCAATTTTTAGTTTCTTACTGACTGCACTTAAATATTATTTAGACTATATGAAAGATTCTCTTAACATCGATGTTATACCTACCAGAAGCTTTAATTACTTGGTCGATGACAAATCAAGTTACAACGATATAACATTTATTAATTTCACAAAGTTTCCCATTTCTGTTATTGAAGTTGAATTTGATATTAAAAATAAAGTAAATGAACAAAAAACGTTCAAACCTATACGATATAAAGATAAAAACTACTCCATTCCATTTACTTTAGGACCTTATGAAAGTGTAGAATGTACTTTTTGCTCGAAGAATATCCAGTGATATGGGAATGGGATGTGACTATCAAAGTCACTACCAACAAAGGAATCTATATAAAGCCTGTTATCATAGAATCGCGGACAGAACACCGAGAATCAGAGCCACAAGTGACAGAGTTAACATCAGCAAATAAGGTAAGTGCTCTTTCCAACCCCAAGGATGGTTTTTTAAAGAAGTTTTTATATCATTTAAAACCTTAAACATTTAAAATCCTCCCTTTCCGTCACTCTTTAATTGGAGTGGCGTTGATTTTTTCGTCTAACTTTTTCAATGCTAATTTGTAAATAACTGAAGCATGTTCGGTTTTAAAATGAGATTCAGCAATAATTTTCAATGTTTCTAATTTATTTCTTGCATCACCGTATGTGGTACTTTCTGATAGAACACCTTCTAAAATTTGTTGAACTCGATAATCTAAAAGTTTTAAGTCTTTATTGATGCATTGTTCGACACACTCTTCTTTGGTTAACGTGATTTGTTCCATAGTGTCCTCCTGTTACGACATTTGTACAGGTTTCTGTACATTTTGTTCAAAAAAATATCTACCTACTTTTGTTGGTGGGATTTCTAATAATTCACAGATTCGTTTTATTTCCCATTGTGTAAATAAATTTTTTCCTTGCAACTTGTGATTAATAGATGTCCTTGAAATAGGGATTGCGTTCGCTAAAGAACTTTGGCTATATCTATACTCTGCCATTCTTTCGTACAGCAAACTATAATCGAAATTGTATATCATAAACTCACCTCCCTTCTTGTTCGGTTTTCTGTACAAATCAATTAAAACACCTTTGTTTAAATAAGTCAACACATAAAATACATTTTTCTGTACAATATTTGTTAAAAATTATTGATAATCGTCATTGTACGTAGTATTATGTTCTTAGGAGGTGTTCAGAAATATGAACAGTTTTAAGGATAGATTAAAGCAAATTATGTCTGAACGGAAGATATCTCAATCAGAGCTATCAAGAAGGACTGGTATTGGTAGAAACTCAATTAGCGATTATTTAAACGGAAAATATGAAGCGAAACAAGACAAAGTCTTTGAACTAGCAAAGGCTTTAAACGTTAACGAAGCGTGGCTTATGGGGTTTGATATTTCTAAGAATAGAAAAATTGAAAATAACGACATCACTTCCATATACAGTAAACTCACGCCTCCAAGACAAAGCAATGTACTAAAATATGCGACTAATCAATTAGAAGAACAAAATAATGACAGTGATAATCTGGTAGATTTCAATTCTTACATTCAAGAAAAATCCGAAGTGGATATATATGGTTGTGCGTCAGCTGGTATTGGCGAAAGATTATATAACGAGCCTATTTCAAAAGAATTCGTAAGAGGTTATGTCCCCGCACATGATATAGCTTTAAAAGTAAATGGAGACTCAATGGAGCCGTTATTTAAAAACGGACAAATTATATTCATTGAAAAATCTCACACTATCAAAGATGGACAAATAGGCGTCTTTATTATAAATGGAGATGCTTACGTAAAGAAAGTTTATGTAGAAGATAATAGATTAACGTTGGTTTCTTTAAATAAAAAGTATAAAGATTTATATTTTTATGATAACGAAAGTGTGAGGTTAGTTGGAAAAGTTATTTTATAGGAGGTAGTAAAATGAAACCTAGAAAGCAAGATGAAAAAATATTATCAGATCAATACAGTTACTTTGAACCAATAATCAGCGACAGTTGCGACATAAAATTCGACGAAAACAAGAGGAGAATGGGTTCTATATTCATTTCACATGAAGAGATTTGTTTTATAAGGAAAGAAGAAGATTATATATTCAAAATCTCATTATCAGAGGTGATAGATTATAACACTGTTGTTACTATTTGGAAAAACCAAGCTTTTTTAACATTAAACGATAATAGAAAATTAACAGTTTATTTCGTAACAAACTCTCCTTTAACAGGATTCATCTCAATTTTAAAAACTTATATGCAATTATCTAAGAATAAGGAAACAATTATCTCGAATGATTGTCTACCTATTAATGATGATGAACAAACTAAAGTTGAAATTTTCGACGTCGTAGGATTAAATTATGAAGGTCGTAGAAAAGAATTAAAGAAACTTATCAAGAAAATGAAAAATAACGACGATTTCTTTTTCTTATATAGTGATTTGAAAGGAAATGAACTTAAAGAAGAATTACTTTATGAAGACAAGGTGTATGAAATTTCTGATTACGAGGTTATTCCTGGTGTATTCTTACAAAAAGAACCGGATAATCCTTATGATGAAAACGCGATAAAAGTTATGATTTCAAATGAATACTCTGAATTTCACGTTGGATATGTACCTAGAGAGTATGCTTCAAGATTAGTCAATCATATGGACAACATCGTTTCTTGTAACGCATATATTAATGGTGGTAAGTATAAAACTTTAGATTATTTAGAAGAGAAAATCGTTACTAAAGAATCAGACTATGGATTACGAGTACATTTAGAATACAAAGTTTGAGATAGGTAAAGATTGTATTTTTATAAGTAATTACTATAAATAATAGAAAATTCATTTCACAGGAGGGTTTAACATGGATTTTAAAGAAGTTGACATTAACATTGAAGAGTGGGAAATGGTTGAAATCCCCTTTTATACAGAAGAAGAACTGACTTATAGGTTGAATAATGGTTTACCTATAACTAAAAGTGAACTTGAAGAACAGGAGTCGAAAAAATGAGTTCTTATAAAGAAATTGAACACTTACACATCAATACTGGTGGTAAAGAGCTTACTCAAGAACAAATAGAAGAAGCCAAAGCTTTTATAGACAGTCAAGAATTTAAAGATATGATTCGAGAAGCTAAAGAGTCACGTCAAAGAGTTATGGAGTCTAAAATTACCGATAGAACTAAAATGTGATTAATAGCGCCTATGTGGCGCTTTAATATAAATATAAACAAAGGAGAAATTGACATGAAAAAAGCAATCTTAACTTTAAGTCTTATATTTATTACCTACTACCTCACTTTTAAATATATGTGGATTAAAGAATTGAAGTATTAATTATGCTTATTTGAAAAAGACGTCTATTTCAGCAGTGTTTGAAAGGAAGTTTATAATGAAAATAACTAATTGCAAAATAAAAAAAGAAACTATAGTATATGAAGTTTTAACTAGTGGTAATCAACCATTCACTTATGAGTTACCTAAAGATTTATCGTCACATAATGCGCGTAAATACTTGGAATTTATTTCACAAAAAATAGATGGCGATAAGTTAACCAAAGAAGATTCATTATGATTTTACTAATCAAAAAACGTCTACAAGTGTAGACGTTGAATGGTGGTGAGAGTGTGAGCGAGAATAAAGGAGAAATGATGACGCATAATATAGAAAAACGCATTAATAAATTAAAAACTTCTGGAAATCCAAAATTTAAAAAATTAGATTCAGATATTCACTATTTACTCAAGAGATTTGAAGGTGAAAAAAACCATAAAGGTTTTTATCCAAAGTTTAAACAAGGAGAAATAGTTTTTGTAGATTTCGGTATAAACGTTAATAAAGAATTCTCTAATTCACACTTTGCAATAGTGATGAATAAAAATGATTCTAATACGGAAGATATAGTAAATGTTATTCCCTTATCTTCTAAAGAAAACAAAAAGTATTTAAAGATGAATTTTGATTTGAAATGGGAGCATTATTTAAGATTGTTTTTAAATTTAATTAGCGCGCAAAATAATTCAGCTATATTAAAAGAAGTTTTCGATAAAAAATACCAAAAAAACAACACAGAATTCATCACTAAAGATTATTTTAGTGAATTTATATCTGATAGTTTAGAAATTGAAAATAAATTAAATAAAATTGACAGAAACATTAATAACATAGTATCAGCAATTGATAAGGTAAAAAAATTAAAAGGTAATAGTTACGCTTGCATAAATTCTTTCCAGCCGATTAGTAAGTTTCGCATAAGAAAAGTTTTACCCCAAAAAATTAAAAATCCAGTAATAGATTCTTCGGATATTATGTTACTGATAAATAGAATTAATAATAATATATTGCAGATTCCTGATATAAGATGATATAATTTTAATATATTAAAGGTTTATCCTTTAAAACACGTATATATTCGTTACCATTTTTGGTAATTAACCATGTAATCTTATAACTATAAGTGGCGTCTGTATTTTATACAGGCGTCTTTTTTTATACAATTTTCATGGGTAGCCCGCCTACCCTTATTATTTTTTGCCAATTTTGAGGAGGGAACGCATGAAAACACGTTGTTACGATGGTAAAAAATGGCAATATGAATTTAAGTATGAAGGAAAAAGATACCGTAAGAAAGGTTTTAGAACAAAGCGTGAAGCTAATTCTGCTGGACTAGACAAGTTAAATGAGTTAAGAAGTGGTTTTAATATAGATAACTATATAACTCTTGAAGAATACTTCGAAAATTGGATTAAAACGTATAAACAACCTGTTGTTAAAGAAAATACCTACCGTCATTATAGAAATGCATTACAACATATACAAAAACATAAAATAGGTAAAATGGAGTTATCAAAGATAAATAGACAAGTTTATCAGAAATTCATAAACGATTATTCAAAAGAACACGCAAAAGAAACTATAAGAAAAACAAACGGTGCTATTCGGTCAGCTTTAGATGACGCATTATATGATGGGCTTATTTTTAAAAATCCCGCTTATAAAGTTAATTATAAAGCCGGAAAACCTACGAAGTCAGAACAAGAAAAATTCATCTCGGTAACTGAATATGAAATACTAAAAGATCACGTCAGAAAGAAGAGAACTCGTTCATCATTAGCGCTATTCATAATGATTTGTACGGGTTGTCGTGTCAGTGGTGCAAGAAATATAAAGATTGAGCATATCAACCAAGTGAAAAACACTATATTTATTGACGAGCGAAAAACCGATACTTCCCCTAGATATATCAGTATCGCTAAATCTGATATGAAACACATTATGGACGTCATAAGTACATTTGCAATTAGCTATGATGGTTACATTTTCAAAGAAGCCGGATCTATAATTAACCTTCATGCTATCAATAATGCTTTGAAATCAGCCTGTAGAGTCAATAATATACCAATTATTACATCGCACGCATTAAGACACACTCATTGTTCTTATTTACTAGCAAAAGGTGTATCTATACATTACATTTCTAAAAGATTAGGTCATAAAAATATAGCAATAACTACATCCGTGTATTCTCATTTGTTAGAAGAAAAATTTAATGAAGAGGACAAAAAAACAACTAAAATTTTAGAAAGTATGTAATTTAGGGACCCATTAGGGACTCCAAACCCAATAAATACTGTTGTTACAAGGTTTCTATGTATCCAAACTGGGGTCAATATAAGCGTGCTGATTTAATTGGACAATCTTCTTACATCAAAAATAATGATGTCGTCATATTTAATGAAGCATTTGATAATGGTGCATCAGACAAATTATTAAGTAATGTTAAAAAAGAATATCCGTACCAAACACCTGTCCTTGGTCGTTCTCAATCAGGTTGGGATAAAACAGAAGGTAGCTACTCATCAACTGTTGCTGAAGATGGCGGCGTAGCGATTGTAAGTAAATATCCTATTAAAGAAAAAATCCAACATGTTTTCAAAAGCGGTTGTGGATTTGACAATGACAGTAATAAAGGCTTTGTTTATACAAAGATAGAGAAAAATGGTAAGAACGTTCACGTTATTGGTACACATACACAATCTGAAGATTCACGTTGTGGTGCTGGACATGATCGAAAAATTAGAGCTGAACAAATGAAAGAAATCAGTGACTTTGTTAAAAAGAAAAATATCCCAAAAGATGAAACGGTATATATCGGTGGCGACTTGAATGTTAATAAAGGTACTCCAGAGTTCAAAGATATGCTTAAAAACTTGAATGTAAATGATGTTCTATATGCAGGACATAATAGCACATGGGACCCTCAATCAAATTCAATTGCGAAATATAATTATCCTAATGGTAAACCAGAACATTTAGACTATATATTTACAGATAAAGATCATAAACAACCAAAACAATTAGTCAATGAAGTTGTGACTGAAAAACCTAAGCCATGGGATGTATATGCGTTCCCATATTACTACGTTTACAATGATTTTTCAGATCATTACCCAATCAAAGCCTATAGTAAATAGTGCTCAACTAACTAATAACTCGCTTCGTTCTAAAAAGTCGAAGCGAGTTTTTATTGTTAAAATATAAAATGACTAGCTTTAAACTGACATCCCATTGTTTTCATTTCTTTAACTTCCACTATACCTCTACATGCCTCATATGCACCTAACAATATCAAGTTAGGTTATCCATAATAAAAGATACAGTGTCTCAAGCTATCTATCCCAAAACAAATAAAAAGTTACCTACTACGTGATACGCAGCAGGCAACTTGCGAAAACTTATTTCTGTTCTTTATCATTAAGTACTTTTATAAACCTCACGTTGTGTGTCTTCCAATCAACTTCATATAACGCTGATAATTTTTCTTCTTTTTTATCTACATGGTTTTCACCAGACCAATAGCCCCAGAAACCATGTTTGTTCCAATCTATTTTAAACTCATCCATTGATCGTTTATAATGTACAACAAATTTTGATTTACCTTCATCTTTTTTATCGTGTGACATTACAGCTAAAAATTCTGGATTAAATCCTTCTGACACAGTGACAGGCATTTTATCTTTAGGTGTGAAATTATCTTTCGCCCATAAGTTTCCGTTTCGAGTTAATGAAAAGATTTCACTTTTCACTCTATCATCACTGTCATTAGTTAATTGTCTCGTATGATCATGTCCCATATTATTGATAGAATGTGCTTCTACTTTCCAACCTACACCTTTATTAGACGTAGATTGGTCGAGTAATGTACGATATGAAGGTTGTTGATAACTAATCGACTCTGAATAATTACTCTCTTTCGTAATATTTCCAGTTAAACCGCCACGATTAATTGAAAAATCTCCGCCTGTTTTATAGCCATACGTATATTTGACTTCCCTTGATTCATCTTGATTTTTAGGCGCAAAGTCAGTCACATTTGTATTGTTATTATCATCAACGTTTTGAATAGAGACTGAATAAGAGCCAGGCCATCTTAATGTACTATTCCAATAGCCATTTGGTTCTAAAATTCTCAAACCACTTCCAATTGTACCTTTCGCTTTAATAAATACTGTCTCTTTATCGTAATTTGGTTCAGTAAGAAAATTAAATTGTAAACTTTGAGTAATATTTTTTTGACTATCACTTGTTGTAGCAGTACGTGTATACATTTTTGTTTCGCCATCAAGATTCTTCTCAGATACTTGTTTAATTTCAGAATTAATTTTTGCATAAGAAGATGCTGGGAATACAGTTAAAGCTGTTGATAGTGCTAAACTACATGCAGTAATATTTTTACATACTTGTTTAATCATTTGTCATCCGTCCCTTCTATTTTAACCTTCTTTGTATGGTTTGTTTTCATCAGAGTATTTATCAATAACTTTAACTGTTTTATTTTTCCAATCAACTTCATAAGTAACAATTAATCTTTGACCATCTTTATTTTTTTCTAAAATTGGTGGTGCATAATGTATACCAGGTTTGTTTTTCAAAACATCTTGATTTCGTGTATATGTAACTTCAAATTGCGTTTTCTCATTTGACTTTTCATTAGATAAATAAGTTAAAAATTCTGGATTAAAACCACTTCGTACAAGTGCAGGATATCTGTATTTTGATGCAAAACTCAATTCAGGATTTTCTACAGTAGATAATCTAGTATTTCTATAGAATAAGAAATCATCATTTCTATTTTTCACTTCTCCACCGTACTTCAAGTCATTCGCAACAACCGACCAGTGTACATGCCAGTTATTATTTTTACCGCTCGCAATTGTGTCGTAATTTTGTTGGTTATAACTAATCGTTTTTGAATAGCTATTTGATGATGTTCGTCCAACCCCTTTTACCGAGTCGAATTTACCACCTGAGTTATATGAAAATGTACTGTCTACTTTCGCAGTTGAAATTTTATTTTTTGGCAGTTGATCTAAAATTTCAGTTTTACGATTACTTTTCACTTGAAAATCTACATGATACTCACTTGGATACTTTAGCCAACTTGAATTATTTTCTTCTTTATGAGATTCAAACTTTAAATTTGAATGAATTGACCCTTGTTTTTTGACAAGTAAGACATTCTTGTCATATGTTGGATCATCGATAAAGTCGAATTGTAAATTTTGGAGTATATTTGTTTTCTCATCATATACTGTTTCAGTACGCTTTGTAACTTTACCGTTTTTACCAATGTCATCAGGTCCTGGTGTATTTTTATCTTTATCATTCACATTACGCTTTTCTTTTTGTTGAGCCTTATCAACATGTTCTTTCTTAGTTTGGTCTTGTGAGTCTTTATTCGCTGAATTCGCTTCTGTATTTGCTGCTGATAACAATAAAAGTGCACATGATAATGATGACGCAATGAATACGCGCTTTTTATTTTTCAT